CTGGGCCGCCGAGATCTACTCGCTCAACACCGGCGAGATCCTCGCCACGCCCACCGTCACGACCGTCGACGCCGCCCTCGGGAAGGTGAGCCTGGCCGTGCCACGGACCACGGGCAACACGCTCCCGATCGGGACGCTCGGTCTGCGGGTCAGGTGGACGGCCCCCGGCGGCGTCCGCGACGTCCTCGGCGGCACGTGCGAGGTGCTCCGGTGAGCGACATCCAGGTGAACGTCGGACCGCCCGCACCGGTCGAGGTGGTGATCCAGCCGCTCGACGTCGCCGCCACCGTCACCGGCGGCGTCGGCCCGCAGGGGCCGCAAGGCCCGGCTGGCCCGTCGGGGCTGTCCACGGTCGCGATCTCCGGCGGCACCGTCTCGCCGCTCGTCCTCGACATCACTCAACAGGTGGCAGCATGACCACGTTCAACACCCGCGTCACGTTCGACCACGTTCGCAACACCGCCGCCGGTTTCACGGCCGCGAACCCGGTCCTCGGGTACGGCGTCACCGGCCTGGAGACCGACACCGGCCGGATCAAGGTCGGCGACGGCGTCGCGGCGTGGGCCGCCCTGCCATACCTCTCCGGCGCGGCCCACCAGCACCCGATCGGCGACGTCACCGGCCTCCAGGCGGCCCTCGACGCCAAGGCCACGCCGGCACAGGTCACGGCGGCCGTGGCGGCGGTTGTGGACGCGGCCCCGGGCACGCTCGACACGCTCAACGAGCTGGCCGCCGCCCTCGGGGACGACGCGAACTTCGCCTCGACCGTCACGAACGCCCTCGCGGCCAAGGCCCCCCTGGCATCGCCGACGTTCACGGGAACCGTCTCGGGCATCACGAAGGCCATGGTGGGCCTCGGGAGCGTCGACAACACGGCCGACGTGGCGAAGCCCGTCAGCACGGCCACCCAGACGGCCCTCGACGGCAAGGTCAGCACGACCGACGCCCGCCTCACCGACGCCCGAGTGCCGACCGACGGCTCTGTCACCGACGCGAAGATCGCATCGGCGGGCCTTTCCACGTCCTCGCTCAACTGGGCCGCGATCCAGCCGTGGGCCGCGAACACGGCCTACGCGAAGGGCGATTTGGTGTCGTTCGCGGGCATCGCCTACCGGCGATCCGCGGCCGGGACGAGCGGTGCCACGTTCAACACGGCGAACTGGCAGCAGATCACGCCGAGCAATCCCGTCATCAGCGTGGATGGGGCGACGGGCGCGGTGACGGTCACGAAGGCGGAGACATTCGATTTTACGGCCACATCCGCTCCAGCGTCTGCGACGGGGGCAAACGGAAGTTATTCGTGGGTCGTTCCGTCAAACGCCAAGGCGATGATGCTCTACGCAATCGGTGCTGGCGGTGGCGGTGGGAGCGGCCGTCGCGGAGCATCCGGAGCTGCCCGTTTTGGAGGCGGCGGCGGGGCATCTGCCGGCGCTATCCAGTTGTTTTTTTCGTCGTTGGATGGGATTGCAGGGAAAACGGCAACCATTGTTGTTGGCGCTGGCGGTGCCGGTGGCGCGGCTCGCACAACAGACAACACCGACGGCAACAATGGTAGCAATGGAGGTGTTACGTCCGTCACGATCGACGGCCGTCGCGTTCAGGCTGTGCAAGGCCTTGGCGCAGGCGGCGGCACGGCCTCCAGCGGCTCGGCGGGAACCTCTGTTGCCGGGATGTTCAGAGGAAACAGTGGCGGCAACTCAAGCGCGACTGGCACGCCATCGTTGCCGCAGAGTCTTGATCACAACGGATTTACCTCCGCCGGAGCGTCCGCCGGAGGCGGCATTTCTACCGGCGACACGTCATTCAACGGCGGCCAAGTACGCGGTGATACCGTGTATGACGCGCAGAACAACGCTTTCACAAACACGCAGGGCGGCGTGGCTCCCGGCGGCGCTGGAGCGAACGGAGCAAGCCTGTCTTTCGGTACGCCGCTTCCAGGCGGGTCTGGTTCCGGCGGTGCCGCCGGTAATGCGACAACGCCGGGAGGCAACGGCGGGAATGGTGGCGCCTACGGCGGCGGAGGTGGGGGGGGTGGCGCGAGTTTCAACGGCTACGCTTCTGGAGCGGGCGGCAACGGCGGCAACGGATTCGTGCGTTTTGTGGTGTTCTACTGAGGGCTCGGCTTATGGCACTCGCAATCGTCAATGCTCTCGGCCAAGTGGTTACGTTCGTGCGGCCAGACGTTCCGGCCGGCTGGCAACCGCCGGAAGGCTGCACCGCCGTCCCCGACGATGAACTGCCGGCCGGCTGGCAGCACGCTCCAGACAACTCCCCCGTGCCGCCCTCCATCTCCGCCCGCCAAATCCGCCTCTGGCTGGTACGGCACGGCGTGAGCCTCGCGATGGTCGAGGCCGCCATCGACGGCATCGCAGACGCGGTGACGCGCGAGAGCGTCCGCGTCGAATGGGAATACGCCCCGCACGTTGAGCGGACACACGCTTGGCTGGTGCCGATGGCTGCGGCCCTGGGGCTCACGGAAGCCCAGGTCGATGCCGCGTTCCGCGAGGCAGCCACGCTGTGACCACCCCCACCCCTGCCGCCGTGCTCCTGGCCTACGGCCGCTGCTGCGGACGGCGGTGCGTGCTGTGCCCGTTCGTGCCGAGGTGGGTGGCGGGGGCTGTGCAGGTGAAGTGATGCCAGCACGCATCGAGCGATGGAGGCCGCCTGTTCACCTGAAGGCCCAGCCTACGAAGGAACGGGCACACTACACGTCGAAGGACTGGCGAGCGAGACGGAAGGCGATCCTCATCCGCGACGCGTACCGATGCCGCAGCTGCTCGCTCGTGTGCTACGGGCCGCAGGCCCATGTCGATCACATCCTGCCGCTCGAGGAGGGCGGGACCGACGACGAGGGCAACCTCCAGGTGCTGTGCGAGTCGTGCCACGGAAAGAAGACGCGGGCGGAGCAGCGGAGGCGGGGCGTGTTGTGATGCTTGACTGAGGATCCACTTCCATCATGCTCGTGACATGTGCGGCAAGGATGCCAAGCCGAAGCGGACGTGCGCGTGCCAGAAGTGCGGCGCCGAACTCGACGCTGGTCTTCGCGGTCCGCCGAAAAAGTGGTGCATGATGTGCCGAAAGACCCCCCCCTGCCGCAAGATTCCAACCTGTCGCCACTGCGGCGTGGTCACCGGGCTGAGCCTGAAGCGACGCTGGCCGATCACGGTCTGCCAGGACTGCAAGGACGAGCACGCGAAGGCTCGGGCGAAGCGGTACAAGTCGCTCGAGCGTGGTTGCGTGCGATGCGGCTCGCGGTTCATCGGCGCATGGGCACGGCGGCTATGCGATCCGTGCCTGACGATGAAGAAGACGGCCGCGACGGTCGCGTGTGTCGAGTGCGGAACTGTCTTCCGCAAGAGCAGGCAGGGAGGAAACTCCAAGGGGCTTTTCTGTACGAACAGGTGCCATGGGATTCACCGACGCCGAGTCAACGGGGCCGAGGCCCGCAGGATGCAGCGCAGGACGCAGCGTCAGCGGTTCTCGCGGATCGCCCAGCACGAGCGGTCCGCGATGTACCGGCAGCGGCGGATGCGTAAAGAGCTGGCAAAGATCGTGACGTTCGTGGTGAAGCGGGCGTTGACGGCGTGTAGGCAGTGCGGCGGATCGATGCCCCTGCTGAAAGGCTATGGAGTGCAAGGCGGTGCATCCCTGGAGTTTTGCTCGCGGGGATGCTTGAACAGGTCCAGGTCGGCTGCGTTCAAAGCGAAATGCAGGTCAGAAGGCTTGTCGGTAAACAACGGCCACCAATCGCGATGCAGGAGACGTGGTCTTCCGAGGATGTACGGGAGATGTGTTTCTCTGAAGGCTGTTGGTGAACGTGATCGATGGGTGTGCCAGTTGTGTAACAAGCCAACGGCAGGAAGGTCGCGTGACTGCGGCCCGCTGTCTCCATGCGTTGACCACATCGTTCCGATTGGCCACCCAGGCAATCGATCGCACGGCCACGTTCCAAACAACATCCAGATCGCGCATCGAGTCTGCAACGAATCGAAGGGCTGTTCGATCGCGTGTCCTTCTCTACTGGATTGCATTGATCCTCGCGAGCATGTGCGGATGAATGGAATCAATCAGACGCCGCAGATTTTGCGAACCGGGGTGGTTTTGCCCACAAATGGGCCTTTTCGCCCAGAGCCCCACGCGACCTCTACGCGAGTTTCTGTCGGGTAACCAAAAATCTGCCGAGGTGTGAAGATGGGAAGACGCGGCCCGATGCCCGATCCAAGCTCTGAGCGGTCCGCCAACGGCCGCAACACGCTCGCCCGTGCCACGGTCGAGGCCGAGTTCGTCTCGCCTCCTGACCACGTCCAGGCCCGCACGCTCGCGGCCGCCTTCTGGGAGATGCACGCCCCGACGCTCGCGGCCGAGGGCCGGCTCCGCCAGGTCCACGCCGAGGTCTTCGCCCAGCTCTGCCACCTCCACGCCGACATCCGCGGGCTCTCCGAGCAGATCGACCGCGAGGGATGGATCACGGCGACTGACAAGGGGCAGGCGGTCTCGCCGGTGGCGAAGCTGCTCCGTGACTCGCGCCGGGACTTCGTCATACTGGCGGCGAAGTTCGGCCTGACCGCAGCGGACGAAGCCCGCCTGCCAACGGTGAAACACGACGATGAGCAAGACTCCGACGAATCCGCGTTCCGAGAGTTCACCGGGTGACGAACGGCCCGAGGCCTGCCCGGGGTTCACGTTCGACCTCGAGGCCGCCGAGCGGCCCGTCCGGTTCATCGAGCAGTTCTGCCGGGTGCCGTCCCCGACCGGCGGACCGACCCAGCCGATGCGGCTCATCGACTGGCAACGCGACCGCGTCGTGAAACCGCTGTTCGGCTGGAAGCGGCCGGACGGCCGGCTCCGCTACCGGCGGGCCGGGATCTTCTGCCCGAAGAAGCAGGGGAAGAGTTTCCTCATGGCTGCCCTGGCCGAGTACCTCCTGACGGCCCACTTCCCCCTGGCCGACGTCTACCCGGCGGCCGTGGACCGCGAGCAGGCTCGCATCATCTACCGGATGCTGAAGCGATCGGTCGAGGCCTCGCCGATCCTGTCGAAGCGGCTGGAGGTGGTCGACTCCAAGAGCATCATCCGGAACCGCGAGCACGGCAACGTCCTCCGCTGCCTGTCGGCCGACGCATGGCGGAACGAAGGTCTGAACGGCTCCGTGATCATCGACGAGATCCACGCCCACCGCTCCGACGAGCTCGTCGCGGCCCTGACCTACGCGACCCGGGCCACGCCCAACGGTCTCGTGCTCGCGATCTCGACGGCCGGGGACAACAAGAACGGCGTCGGCTACCAGTGGTGGAAGGACGCCCAGCTCGTCAGCCGCGAGCACGGCGGCGACCCGGCCGCGAACCCGTCGTTCTACGGGCTGATCTACGCGGCCGATCCGGAGGACGACTTCTCCGACCCGGAGGTGTGGCGCAAGGCGAACCCGTCAATTGGGATCACGTTCTCCGAGGAGGAGTTCGCGGCCGACTACCAGGACGCGACCACCGATCCGCGGAAGTTCTCGCGCTGGCTGCGGTACTCGCTCAACGTCTGGGCCGACGGCCGAGACGAGCAGTGGTTCAAGGGCGACGCGTTCGCCAACTGCCGCCGGCCCCCGCCCGAGGCCCTCGCCGGCCGGCCGTGCGTGGTCGGCGTCGACCTGGCGAGCAACCTTGACATGACGGCGGCGTGTTTCCTGTTCCAGGCGGCCGACGGATCGTATGACGCCGTGATGCGGTACTGGGTGCCGGAGGAGACGGTGGCCGAGCGGGAGCGGAAGGACCGCATCCCCTACTCGACCTGGATCCGCGAGGGCTGGCTGACGGTGACGCCGGGGGCGCGGCTCGACCACGAGCACGTGGCCCGCGACATCCTGGCGTTCGGGAAGGACCACCAGATCCTCCAGGTCGGGGCCGACCCGTGGCAGGTCGGCCCGCTCGCGACGTTCCTCCAACGCGAGAACATCGAGGTGAAGGGCGTGGCCCAGTCGACGTCGAGGCTCAACGCCCCCTGCAAGATGCTCGAGGGCCTGGTCGTCGAGGGGAAGTTCCGATACGAAAGCCCGATCCTGCTCTGGAACGCGAACCACTGCCTCGTCTACACGGACACGACGGGCATGATCAAGCCGGACAAGTCGAAGAGCACCGAGAAGATCGACGGCCTGTCGGCCGCCTCCAACGCGTTCGCCATGGCGATCGAGAAGGCCGACGATCTCGCGGACCGGCCCTACGACGGTCCGCTCCTGCAGCCGCTCTGGTAACGCGGCTATAGGGCAAATCGGTGGCGGTTTGGAAGGATGCCTTCCATGCCACGCGCCAAGCCCACGGCCTCCAGGCGGTCGCCGCAGAATCCGACGACGAAGCGGCCCGCCTCGCGGCGGTCGCCGCGGGCATCCACGCGCGCCACGATCGCGGACAGCACGCTCCTTGACCCGCTCGCCTGGGGCTCCGCCTCGCAGCGGCGGGTCCACCCCGAGCTCGCCGTCAGGGTGTCGAGCGTCTTCAGCGTCTGCCGGTTCATCGCCCAGTCGATCGGGTGCATGTCGCCCCGGCTGAAGGTGCGGCTGGCGGGCAAAACGCTCGACGCGGTCCAGGGCTTCGGCGATCCGGCCGCGAGCGTCTACCGGCAGGCGGTCCACGCCCTGCGGGTGCGGCCGAACCCTTGGCAGTCCCCGTTTGACTTCTGGACCCTCCAGGGCTTCTGGACCGCCCTCCACGGCGGCGGCTTCGCCCGGATCGTGGCGGGCAACCGGGGGGCGATGACCCACCTGATCCCGCTCCACCCGCGGCGGATGCGGACGAAGCAGCTCGCCGACTACTCGCTCGCCTACGAATGGTTCGACGAGCGGGGGAAGTGGATGCCGCTCCAGCAGAGTGAGGTCCTCCACTTCCGCTGGCTGGGCGACAACGGGATCACGGGCACGCCCCCGACGGACACGCTCGCGACGGCGATCACGATCGCCCGGGAGCTCGACGGCGCAGCCCTCACGCTCTGGAAGAAGGGGGCGCGGCCCGACTTCGTCATCGAGACCGACAAGCGGATGGACGACACGACCATGGCCCGCTACCGGTCGGAGTTCCGCGAGATGTACGGCGGGGACAACCGCGGCACGCCGGCCGTCATGATCCCGGGCCACAAGCTCGTGCCCATGCAGTCGAACACGATGGAGCAGTCGCAGTTCCAGCAGTTGCGCGAATCCATCCTGCCCGAGGTGTGCAGCCACTGGGGCGTGCCGGCCTCACTCGTCGGCGATGCGAAGGCCCAGCGGTACGGCAGCCCCGAGGCCGACAACCTCCAGGCCCAGGTCTGGTGCCTGCTGCCGTGGCAGAAGCGGTTCGAGGGTGCGGTCAACCTCTGGCTGGCCGACACCTACGGCGAGGGCACGCTCTTCCAGCTCGACAACCGGGCACTGCTCCGCGGCGATTCGGTCGCCCGGGCGAACCTGTACCGAGCGCTGTTCTCCATGTCGGCGATCACGCCGAACGAGATCCGCGAGCTCGAAGACTTCCCGCTGCTCGAGGAGCCGGAGGCCGACAAGACGTTCCTGCAGCTCGGCTTCTCGACGCTGGAGATGGCGGCGAACCAGGCCCAGAAGGGGGCCGCCGGGGCCGTGGCTGGGTCGGCCGCTGGCGATGCCGCCGGCCAGGGCGAGAGCGTGCCGTCGGCTGGCGGGTTCACGCTCGGCCAGCGCGTCTACTGGGCCGACGGCGACGGCGTGATCGAGCACTTGATGACGTCCGGGACGCTGGGGACCGAGGGCTCGCCGTTCGCGATCGAGGCCACGCCCGACGATCCGGCGGCCCTGATCCGCGTCTACCAGGGCGACCAGCCGACCGAGTTCACGGTCGGAAAGCGGGTGGCCGAACTGTCTGCCGCGCCGATGACTGCCGACTCCACGGGGGGCAACCCATGACCAGCACGATCGAACGCCGCTACCTCCTGACCGCCGACTACCCCGAGGCGATCACCGTCCAGACGCGGGACGGGGAGCCGCCCGTCATCGCCGGGATCTCGCCGCCGTGGGATTCGTTCTCCGTCGACCTCGGCGGCTTCCGCGAGAAGTTCGTGCCGACGGCCTTCGACGGCCTGGTCGACCGCAAGGCGAACGACCCGCGCGGCAAGCTCGACGTCCCGTTCCTCACGGACCACCTGTCGCATCTGATCACGGGCCGGACGACCAACGGCCGGCTGGAGATCCGGAAGGGCCTGAAGGGACTGGAATACACCCACCGCCCGATCCAGACCACCCACGGCCGCGACCTCGCGATGCTGGTCGAGGATCGCACGATCACCGGCGCGAGCTTCGCGTTCACGACCGCCCCCGACGGCGAGACATGGACGGAGGACGAGAAGGGCAACGTCGTGCGGACGGTGTTCCGCGCGACCGGCCTGTACGACATCTCCGCCGTGACCTACCCGGCCTACCCGCAGAGCACCGCGGGCATCCGCTCGCTGCCGCTCTGGAAGAACGCCCGGAGCGTGATGGCCCACCGGTCCGAGTCTCGCGGCCTCACGATCTCCCTCGACTTCGACGGGACGTTCACCGCGGCCCCCGGGCTGTGGCGGTCGTTCGTCGCCGATGCCCAGGCCCGCGGCAACCGGGTCGTGTGCATCACGCGGCGGGAGGACACGGAAGAGAACCGGGCCGCCCTTCGGACCGCGTTCGGGGACCTTCACGACGAACTTGCCGGCGTGCTGCTCGTCGGGCCGGACCAGCGGAAGCGGTCGGCCGCAGCGGCCGCCGGCATTTCGGTCGACATCTGGGTCGACGACTACCCCGAGGGGATCGTCGAGCCCGCCCAGGCTGGGCCAGCCCAGGCCGCCCCGCGCGGAGTGAAGGTCTCGACGCTCGCCGGTGCCCGGGCCGCCGCGGCGGCCGCCGCCGCCAGGATGCGGATCGCCCTCAGCTCCACGGAGGCCAACCGATGATCTTTTCCGACGCCCCGGTGACCGTCGCCGAGAACCTCGACGGCGGCCTGCTCGCGAAGATCAAAGCGTTCGTCGAGACGGCCAAGTCGGCCGCCGCCGACGGCCTCACGTGGGCCGAGTTCGGCGACCTCATGCTCGCCCTGCTGCGGCTGGTGATCGCGGGCCTCGACGTCGCCAACGGCCTGACCGGTGCCGCGAAGAAGGCCCTCGCCCTGGAGGCGGTCGCGAGCCTGTTCGACGCCGTGGCCGATCGGGCGGTCCCGCCGCTCGCCTACCCGATCTGGATCCTCGCCCGTCCCGCGGTGCGGTCGCTCGTGCTGGCGCTGGCGTCGGGGGCCGTGGAGCAAGTGCTGCCGCTCGTGAGGCGCTGACATGCTCGACAACGTCCGGTTGCTCGTGGAGTGGGCTCCCCTGCTCGGCTACGGCCGCAGGCTGTCGGCCGCCCCCGATGACCGGCAGCGGGCCGAGGTGATCGCCGACGCCCTGGAGTGGCTCGCCTCGAAGACCGGCAACCGCCTCGACGACGAACTGGCCCGCCACCTGGCGGCCGTGCTGAAGACGCCCGAGGGTGCGGCCCTCGCGGGATGGATCGCAGACAAAGCCGCGGAGATGGAGGAGACGAAGTGAACTACATGACCCTGGCCCAGATCGTGATCGCCGTCGGCCTCGTCGGCTACGGCGTGGTCGTGGGTGTGCAGCAGCTCCGCGGCCGGCTTGGCCGGCGGACACGGACGCCGGTGGACGACCTCCGCCTGGTGATCGACCTCGCGGCCCGGCTCCGCGACAAGGGGCAGACCGACGCCGTGGCCGTGTGCGAGCAGCTCACCCACGAGCTGCTGAAGCCGGAGGCCAAGGCGTGAGGCCGCTCGCCTTCATCGCCGCCGGGCTTCTCCTGCTGACGCTGCCGCGCGTCGAGGGGTGCCGCGTGGACACGAGCGGGTCCGCGACGGCGGCCGTCTACGTCTACGAAAAGGACGATGG